AAATAATAAAATAAATACTGCTAGATTATATGCTATCTGTAATTTAAATGGAAATGTTTCAGATAATTATGATAATACAATTAAATTGATAAATGAATTAGAAACTTTTCTTAAAACAGAACAAGAAATTTTATGGAAAAGACAATTAAGTACAGTTTCAATTTCTGATAAATGGCAAACTAATAGTGATAAAATAAATTTTATTAAAGTTGTAAAAAAATTAAAAAATCGTATTCATAAGGGTGATTTTATTCAAGTAGTTCCATCACGTAAAATGTACAAATATACTTCTTCGCATCCATATGATATTTTTGATGAATTATCAGAAATTGGTAAAACATGTCCATATAGATTTATTTTAAAATTCGATGACTTTTTTATAATAGGTGCTTCTCCAGAATTATTAGTTAAAATCAATAATGGTAAAGTATCAACTTGTCCAATTGCTGGTACAAGACCTCGTGGTGCTACAGAAGAAGAAGATTTAATAAATGAACAAGATTTAATAACTGATAAAAAAGAGTTATCAGAGCACATTATGTTAGTTGATTTAGCAAGGAATGATATCGGTAAAATTAGTAAGCCAGGAACAATTACAATAGATGAATATAAAGAGGTAAAGTATTTTTCAAATGTTATGCATATATGTTCAAAAGTTTCAGGTCAAATAAAAAAAGATTATGATTGTTTAGATGCATTACGGGCAATTTTTCCAGCAGGAACTTTAAGTGGTGCTCCAAAAATTTGTGCTATGCAAAATATTACCGAAGTTGAAACAGAAAGAAGAAATTTTTATGGAGGAGGAATTGGTTTTATTAATTATGATAAAACTTTAGATATGTGTATTGGAATACGAACTGTATTATATAAAAATAGTACTGTTTATTTACAAGCAGGTGGTGGAATTGTTTATGATTCTAATCCTAAATCGGAATTTTATGAAACTATGCATAAAATGAATAGTGTCAAGAAAGCAATTATGAATGCTGAATTAACTTATTTAAAAAAGGATATAAAACCAAATACACGAGTTCTTTTAATAGATAATTATTGTAGTTTTACTTATAATATTTTCCAATATTTATCAGAAATGGTTGATAACATCGATGTAATTAGGAATGATTCAATTGATATATCTAAGATATTAGATTATACACATATTATATTAGGTCCTGGTCCAAAATCTCCAAAAGATACAGATGGGTTTAAAGAAATTTTAGATACTTGTAAAGGTAGAGTTCCTATATTAGGAATATGTCTAGGTCATGAATGTATTTATGATTATTTTGGCGGAACAATAAAAGTATGTCGTGAAATAATGCATGGAAAATCTTCAGATATGACGCATAATAATAATAAATTATTTAATAATATTACAAATCCATTTAGTGCGATGAGATATCATTCATTAGTTTGTGATCCTGATACATTACCGAATGTTCTTGAAATTATTTCAACTACATCTAATAATATTATTATGGGTATAAAACATAAAGAGCATGATATATATGGAATTCAATTCCATCCAGAATCAATAGAAACAAATTTTGGTAAAGAATTATTAAAAAATTTTTTGTTAATTTAGATACCGCATCCACAACTAGTAGGTGGTTTTTCATCTTCATCTTTAGTTATATCTTCTTCCCCCTCTCTAATTATTTTGAAAGTTTCTGGTATATCTTTTTTTGTGAGTTTATGTCCTCTTACAACTTTAAATAAATTTTCTACATGAATTTTATCTAAATTATGATAATTTTTCTTGTTATTTTTTAACCATTTAGTATATACGTTAACATTACTGGTTGGATCATATGGATTATGATTAATATTTCCAAAATGTTCTAAACCATTAGTTGTAGCAGAATCGTCATAGTAATTTTCTTGAACTACTTCTTTATGAATAGGTTGGGAAGATATTTCTCTTTTAAGAGATTTATTATCATAAACAATTCCTTTAAAAAAGTGTTCTTCCAAATCATTTGAATATGATGGTTCTGCTACATAAAAGTCATCAATGTCATCATATGTACCTAAATTAGTAAAATTTTCTTGTTGTTTAATTTCTTGTTCTTGGATTTTCGGTTTTAGTTGCATGTTCATTAGTTTTTCAGACATTTCTTTTGTTTTATGTTTGCTATAATTTCCTTGAAAATTTTCATCTAATTTAACGACTATATTTTGCTTCGGTAGTTTAATTTTTAAATTTTTTAATCTTCTATCAACAACTCTTGTAATTGTAACACCTAATAGGTAGGCTAATATTATACATATTATCACTAGTATTAGATAACTTATAGCATTATCTTTCAATTGAAACATTATATATATATTAATATCTAATATATATATTTTGTTTATTTGAATGTAAAAAACTGAACTATAAGTTCTAGAAGAAGTTAATTTAAAGAGCAGATCCGAAAGAAGAACCATCATATCCAGTAACTTGATTGGTTTGTTCTTGAACTGGTTCTTCAACTGTTGCAGCAGCATCTTCTGTCCATGCTTCAGCAGATTCAGTTGGAACTTCATCTGGAACAGAAGCACCAGCGGTACTTGGGAGTATACCTTGAACACCATCAACAACATCATTAAATCCTTTTTGGACACCATCAACAATTCCTTGGAGACCGTCTTTAGCAGCATCAACAACATTTCCAAGTTGGGTTCCATCCAGACCAATTCCAGATTGAACGGTATCAATAGCGTTATCAATAACATCTTGGGTATCATCAACAATATCATTGATCCACTCTTGTGGGGTATCAACGGCAGATTGGAGAGCACCGTAGATAGAGTTGGTAGTTTCAGCTTTCTTTAAGAAAATGATAGAAAGAGTAAAGGCAACAGCAGAAAGAAGAGCAATTCCAGTATCTTTAAGTCCTAAGTAAGCAATTAGGAAAAGAACAACAATTCTGAATAATGCATTGTTAAAAAGTCCAGCAAGAAAAACTGGTAATCTTGGAGCAGCAAGTCCTGCATAGAGAATAAGAAACATTTTGATAATGTTTTTAGCATATGGATTATCTAAGAAAGAAAGTGAGTTTTGAACGACAGATTCTACTTGTTTCAACATGGTCTTATATTTATAATATTATCCAAGAAAATTATTTAATATGATATTATATTAAAATAGAATTTAACTAAATAATAATAAGTTAAATTAGCATTTGCTATATATTTATTATGTTGGAATATGTTGATAAATCTATAAAAAAAGGAACGAGTTTGACTAGGAAAGGCTATATTTTAAATAAAAATGATTTTTCTGAAAAAAAGTTACAATTTGTTAGAAATAAATTAACTGTTAAACCTGTTGTACATAGAGATTATGCCCATTTTGCTGTAGAATTTCCTGTTTTTTATGAAAGCAAAAATAAGTTATATTTACCAAGATATTGGGGTCTTGAAAATTTTGGACCTCCTGAAAAAATAGATATTTGTGATGGAGAACCTATTAATTTAAAATGTGTATATGAACCACGACCTATACAAAAACCAATTATTGATAATGCATTAAAAATTCTTAAAATGCCTTTTTCGGAATTTATTGTCAAAACTGAAACAATTAAGAAAAAAGAAGTTCAATATAAACTATATGGTGGTGGAACTATCATATCTCTATTTTGTGGGTCAGGAAAAACTTTTTGTGCACTTTATATAATGACGAAATTAGCACAGAAAACACTTATAATAGTTCATACATCTGTTTTATTAACACAATGGATAGAACGAATCGAACAATTTGTTCCTGGTGCTAAAATTGGAATTATTAAAGGAAAAAAATCAGATACCGAGGATAAAGATATTGTCATTGCTATGCTCCAAACATTAGTTAGTGAAAGTAGAGTTTTTCCTAAAGGGTTTTTCAATCAATTTGGTCTTGCTATAACAGATGAAATACATCATTTAGCAGCACCAACATTCTCACGGGCTTTGCCTATAATGGCTACAAAGTATTTCTTGGGTTTAAGTGCTACTCCAAAACGTAATGATAAATTAGAAAAAGTATTTTACTGGCATGTTGGATATATTGGTAATCAACTAATAAAAAAACGAGGTCGTGAAGTGTTAGTAAAAATGATAAATTATACTAATTCTCATTTTTGTGAATTACGAAGATATAATGGTAGAACACGTAGAAATGATGCTTATGATATTCCTAAAATGGTTGATTTAATTATTTCTTGTAAAAGAAGATTAAGATTTATTCGTTTACAATTGAAAATATTTGCTACTCAAGGAAGGCAAATACTTGTACTATCATCTAGAAAGATACATTTAAAAGATTTAAAGGAAAATTTTGATAGTTTTAACTATACTAAATTAATTAATGGAGAAGAAGTTCCTATAACTACTGGTTATTATATGGGTGGAATGAAAAAGGCAGAATTAGATGAATCTGCTAAATGTGATATTATTTATGGAACATTTAATTTAGTTGCTGAAGGAACAGATATTCCTACATTAAATACATTAATTCTTGCTTGTCCTAGAAAAGAAGTTGAACAAGTTGTTGGACGTATTTTAAGAGCAGATACAGGTTTTATCCCAATTGTTATTGATATTACAGATACATTTTCGATATTTATTAATCAAGGTATATATCGTCAAAGATTTTATAAAAGACAGGATTATCATATTGACCAATTTGATGTTGATAAGAAAACTTATAAAACTTTAAAGTTAACAGACTGTAAACAAACAGAAGGATTAAAAAGAGGTAAAAAAAAAGATAATGTCGAGGTTGAATTTAAAGGTTTAGCCATATTAGATGATTCGGATGATGAATAATTTATGTGCGTTTCCGATAATTAATTTTATTTATAATTCTCGTTACCTTATTAAGAAAAAAAATATAACTCAAAATAGTAACTCTAAAAATGTCAAACTCTTTTAAATTCACAGATAAAAAAAGAAAAGGACATAATTCTATTACTCTGGATAGAAAGCATAAAGAAGTAATTAATAAATTTACAATATTAGAAGACTCCATTCCCCAAAAGGAAAATAAATTAAATAAATTTAAAGAACAATATGACACACTTTGTAAAAGTGCCAATAATTCATTGAGTGATAAACATATAGATAAAAAATTTGAATTAAAAGAGATAATCGATCGGTTAGAAAAAGAAATCGATGGTATTAAAACTGGGACGAATAAAGTTGATTATTATCTCGATACTCTTGATTTAATATCAAAATATTATAATAAAGTATCAATTAATGATAAAAAAAAGAAGGATAAATCGAATACTAATAATAGGAAGATTAATTTTTTCAATTGTGCTAAAAAGGATACTCAAAATATGACTAAATATGTTAATCAAACAAACAAATTTAATCGATCAGACCTTCTTGATGAATATTTATCGATTATTGATAATGATTATTCAGGAAAATACGAATATAATGATAATGAATCATATTGTTATAATTGTGATTGTGAAAAAACATTAATTCATGCTGAAGCTTTATATGTATGTCAAAAATGTGGAGAAGCATCTTTTACTGTGATTGATAGTGAAAGACCTTCTTACAAAGAACCTCCAAGTGAAATTTCATACTTTGCTTACAAACGGATAAATAATTGTGAAGAGTGTGAGAACTCTAAACTTAATTATAATATTCAAAATATTATAATAATTGTCCAAAAACAGAATTGGGGTGGTAACGCACCAAACTATAGAATTTTTATTAGTTTAACTATGAATTAACATAGTTGATTGCTGTTAGTCTGTATTTAATCGTACTATTTATTATGTTCAAAATATTAATAATTAATATATCTAATATTAATATTTATATTAAATAAGTGGTTAAATATAACGTGAATGACAATTCATGTGCGAATGATATATATTCAAGGCGAGATAAGTGAAAACGGTCAAAGATGTGTTTTG